CCCAGGCGAGTTTAAGCCCCCAGCTTATTGCTAATTCGGCCGGATTTATGGCTACTTCTAGCGTAATAGGTAGCCAATATCCGAGAATTGCTCCGCATAGTAGTGAACATTGGGATTATTCCTACGGGAACGCTGCCATCAATTGGAGCCGAGAGATATTGGGCATCGAGCTGATGCCCTGGCAGCAATTCCTCCTACGTGAAGGATGCGCCAGACGTAACGGCAGGTTCCGGTACCGCACCCTATTGTCCGTCGTCGCTCGTCAGAACGGCAAGACACTCGTGGCAGCCATCCGCATCCTTGCCGGCCTCTGCCTCTTCGGCGAGCGGTTAGCCGTCGGGGCAGCGCAGAACAGACCAATCGCTATGGAGTCATGGCAGATGGCCTACGAGATTGCCCAGGATGCCGGGCTCCCTGTCGGCAAGCTCCGCTTGCAGTCCGGCACAGAGCGCTTCGACCTAGCAGGCGGTAGGTATCGCATCGTCGCCTCAACCGTCGGCAGCGCTCGTGGCATCTCCGGCGTTGATTGCGTGCTGATGGACGAGATTCGTCAGCTCAGATCGTGGGAAGCCTACGCATCGATTGACAAGACGAGACGAGCCCGGCCGGACTCTCAGCTTTGGGCGATCACGACCGAAGGTGACCTTCAGAGCGAAGTGCTCAACCGTTTGCAGACGACTGCCCGTGACGCAATCGAGCAAGGGCAAGAGCTGCCGCTTGGGTATTGGGAATGGAGCGCTCCGCCTAACGCTCATCCTGCTGACCGAAGAGGTTGGGCGATGGCGAACCCATCTCTCGGCTTCACGCTGGACGAGTCAACGGTTCTCGCAGAGTACGAAACCGATCCGGCGAGCGTCTTTGAGGTTGAGGTGCTCTGCCGAAAGGTCCTGGCCATCCAATCGTGGGTGAGCCCTGATGATTGGCAGCAATGTGCGAGTGATGCAGCGTTCCCGCTGGACTGCCCAATGGTCTTCGCCATCGATGCATCGGTTGACTTGCAGCATGTGAGCATCGTTGCCGGAGCGCTCAAAGACGATTGGCATTACCTAGAGCTGATCGCTTCCTATACCGGTCAACCGGCCTTGGCATCGGCAGAACGTCGCCTAGAATCGCTTCTAAGCCGTTGGAGCCCGGTCGGATGTGTCACGGTGGCCAAGAGCCCCTGCGAAGCGTCTGTGGCGAAATTAGCGGGCAGTGCGGGCATCTCACACATAGTGGTCAGACCAGCGGACTGGGCTCGTGCCTGCCGTGCGTTCTATGCGGCAGCTCGTCAGAAGACGATTCGGCATCCGGGGGGACCTGGCATTGCCGAGGCATTGGGAGCTACCCGGCGAGGCTCCGATGGGCTCGTGTCATCGGTCCACAAGATCAACCCACAAGCCGAAATCGATGCAGCACTTGCGGCCGTGCTCGCAATGTGGGCACCTACACAGATACCGGAGCCCGTCAAGGTTCCGAATTGGACGGTTTACTGATGCTCGACTCCCTGCTTGCAGCGGTACAGATAGCTTCGCTAGCCACGATCCTCATTGTGTCGTGGCTGCTCTTTGATCGGCTCGTCTTCGTGCTGATCGCTGCTTCGCTCGTACTCGCCCTTTCGCTCTACATCGATCATGGCTCTTCTGTCGGTACTTGAACGGGCACGACCCAAGGTCCATATGTCGACAGGGGTTAACCTGTCGCCAATTGCGGCTTGGCAGGAAGCGCTACGTCCCGGCACCTGGTCGACAGTGTGGGGCGATGACTTCCCTTGGCACTACGTCAGCGAAGAAGAAGCGCTTGGGCTTCCTGTCGTAGCAGGGTTTATGTCGATCACGTCTAGCCTGCTACTTCAAATGCCCCTAGAAGGGCTTCGTCGGAACCCGGACGGTTCGCTGACGCCGATTGACCCGAAGCCCACTATCCTGATCAATCCCACTCCGGGCATCGGCCGTACGATCGTAGATTTCGCAAACGAGTACCTGCATGACATGGTCCTCTATGGGAACTATGTCGCGATCCTTGGACCCCGCAATCCGGCCGGGTGGCCAGAGATGATCGTTCCCATTCCTGTCGGGCAATGGCAGGTCAACATTGACGAGCGCACCGGTGCTGTCACGTACCTTGTCAACGGTCAGATCTTCCAAGCAACCGATGTCTTCCACGTGATGATGAATAAGGCTTCCGGGCAGCTCGTCGGCCGTGGAGCCCTGCAGCTCTACCAGCGGCTCATTGCCTCGTCGGTTGCCGCTGAGCGCTGGGCAACGCTCTTCTTTGAAGGTGGCGCAGTCCCACCCGGAGCCGTCAAGAGCAATAACCCGGACCTGACCCAAGCCCAGGCGGACTCGCTCAAGTCCAAGATGCGGACCATTGCGATGGCTCGTGAATGGGCAGTGCTGCCGGGTGGGACCGATCTGCAAGTGCTCAGCTCCGATGCCGAATCGGCTCAGCTCAACGAAACACGGAAGCTCAATGCTCAGCAGCTAGCGATGGCGATGGGGATTCCCGGGGCACTGCTTGGATTGGATAGCCCATCCCTTACGTACCGCAACATTACGGATGTGTTTCAACAGTTCATCACCACTACTGTGATGAGCTACCTCGTGCCGCTTGAGCAGCAGCTCTCGTCCCAATGCCTGCCCCGCACGACTGATGCGAGATTCGTTCAAGCCAACGTGCTGAGACCTGATCTGCCTGCCCGTGTTGGTCTGGCCAACGAGACCTTGGCATCCGGGCTATTCGACAGAGACGAGGCTCGACGGTTCTTCGGCCTTGGAGTAACGGAGGCGACCATTGATTGATGGACTCTGCATCAGGTCATGCGAGCGAGAGCTTGCAGTGACAGGTGATGGGCGCACCGTTGTCGGAATGCTCGCACCATATGGTCGTACTGCCAAGGTCGATGACGGGTTCGGCCAATATTGGGAGATGTTCGAGCGAGGATGCTTCGCTCGTTGCATTAAGGGTCACGCTCAATATCTTCGTGTCCAGCTTGAGCACAACGGACATTGGGTCGGACGAGGATCAGTCTGGCGTGATGGACCTGACGGGCTCAGCGCTGAGATGCGCCTGGACGACACCGAAGCAGGACGGGAAGCGGCCTTCAAGATCAAGGATGGGCAGACTCCTGGGCTCTCGTTGGCCTTTCTCCCATCGCTCAGCGGTAGCCGGACCATTGATCACGCCGACGGCAAGCCCGTCGTGCACCGGCAGCGAGTGAAGGCGATCCATCACGTAGCGCTCTGCCAGCACCCTGCCTACGTAGATGCGCAGATAGCAGCCGTCCGGGAAGCCCCGGCAGGGCCTCCGGAGCGGCTTCAGTATTGGAATGAATGGACAGAGCGCATCAGACGTGCTTGAGTCAGGACCGGCTAGGTCCAATGGCTTTGCCTGCCCCATCGGCTGCTTAGCCGCTGCCCACCAATAGCGGCAAGGTCTCAGTCCCTTTCCGATGGGTGGCTGATGGGGCAGGCTCCCCGCATGACTCAGCACTTATCAAGTGCTCACCCTTGCGAGAACCGAAGATTTCTCTCGCTACGGAGTATGAGTTATGCCTACTGACGTATTGGGCACTAAGCGTCTCGATTGGCTTCGGCGCCAACGAGAGCAAGCCATGACAGACATTGAGACGATCACGTCTCGTGCCGCCGACGAGGACCGTGACCTGACGGACTCTGAGCAGCACACTTGTGAGGCTCGCCGGAGCAGGATCACGAGCCTTGACGACGACATCACGGTAGAAGCCGACCTTGCGAAGCGCTCCGCTGACTATGGAGCGCTCGTGGCCGACATCGGTCCCGCTTCCGGTGAGCAGGCCAACGAGCCGCTCCGGCGAGCAGCTCCGGCCGATGTGCCGGTCTACGAGAGTCCCGGTGCGTACCTCGTTGATTTCTGTCTCCGGCACGAGGACCCGCAAGCCAAGCAGCGCTTCGGCCGGTACTTGGAGCGAGCCGTTGCCCATCAGACGACGACGAGCAACCCGGGCTTGCTGCCAACGCCGATCCTTGAGCCGGTATTTGTTCAGCAGACGAGCAGGCGTCCCGCCATTGAGGCAGCGACGCTTCGGCCGTTGCCCGGTCCCGGCAAGACGTTCCAACGGCCGAAGATCAGTGCCTACACGCTTGCAGGTCCTCAGTCCGCTGAGAAGGCGGAGCTGCCCAGTCAAGCGATGACGATTGATCCCGTCACGGTTACCAAGTCGACCTATGGCGGGGTCGTCAACCTCTCGTGGCAGGATCGTGACTGGACCGATCCGGCGATTATGGATCTGCTCGTCGCAGACCTTGCGGGTAGCTATGCGCAAGCGACCGATGCAGCGTTCTGCACGTATTTCGTCGGCTCTGTCACCCAATCCGAAGCGCTCGCAACGCCGGACAGTGCCGGGCTGATGCAAGCGCTCTATGCGGCAGCCGGAACGATCTTCGGCGGGACGAACGGGATGCCCGACACGCTATGGGTTGCCCCGGATGTGTGGGGGAGCCTTGGATCGATGGTCGATAGCACCGGCCGCCCATTGTTCCCAACGGTCAACCCTGCCAATGCGATGGGCAATGTCAACCCGACGGCTATGGGTGGATCGGTTGCCGGGTTCCGGCTCGTGGCCGACAAGAACCTTCCGGCCGGTACCGCCATCCTGGGTGACAGTCTCTACGTTGAGGTTTACGAGACTGTTGGCGGTCAGGTGTCGGCCGTCGAGCCGTCGGTGTTGGGCACACAGATTGCCTTCTACGGCTATGTCGCTTGGCTTACTCTCGTGCCCGGTGCCTTCGTCAAGATCACTGGCGTTCCGGCCTTGCCGCTGACACAGACTCAGTCTGAGTCCAAGACATCGGGTAAGTGAGATGGCGCTGCCGACAGGGCCGAATTGGCCAGACATCGATACCTATAAGGCTTGGGCTCGCATCCCTGACGGCATCGATGACGTTGCGGTTGATCAAGCCCTGTCGGCAGTTCAAGAGGCAATCGTTGCTCGATGCCCAAGCCTCGCCGATGCTCCCTGCCCTTGGGATGCGCAATACGCCTGCCTGCTGTGGACGAACCGAGTCCTCAATCGGCGCAATAGCCCAGACGGGATCGTCGGCGTTGCGGACCTTGGCGTTGCCACCATCGCTGCTTTCGACAAGGACATTGCGCAGATGATCAGTCCCTACGTAGAGCCGGTTATTGCGTAATGGGACGGCCGTTGCTCTTGAACCTATTCTGCGGAGCCGGTGGCGCTGCTATGGGATATCATCGGGCGGGCTTTAGGGTGATCGGCGTGGACGTTAGGCAACAGAAGCGCTACCCATTTGAGTTTCACCTGATGGACGCGTTTGATGCTTTGGCGACGAATCTTCGTCATGTGACAGTGATTCACGCATCTCCGCCCTGTCAGCACTATTCCGTTGGCGCCAAGTCTTGGAATACGGCCAAGAATCATCCTGACCTTGTGGCGACGATTCGCGATGCGTTGATCGCTACCGGCAAACCGTATGTCATTGAGAACATCCCTCAAGCTCCGTTAAAGGACCCCATTCGGCTCTGTGGCACGATGTTTGGGTTGCCACTAATCCGCCACCGGATGTTTGAAAGCGGGGATGGGCTCGTGGCACCGGAACATCGCCGCCACACCGGCCGAGTCCGGGCGCCATACGTAACGGTTACTGGTTACCCGGGCTATTCCAAGGGAGGAACGGTTGCAGATTGGCGACGAGCGATGGGCATTCCGTGGATGGCTAAAGATGAGCTGTCTCAAGCGATTCCGCCAGCCTATACGGAATACGTGGGAAGGCAAGCGCTCGAATGGGTTCGCTAGCTCGTGGCAAAGAGATTGCCGGGCTCATTGAGGCCGAAGGGCTTCGGGCTACGGTAGATCCCGCATTGGCCAACCCACCTTGTGTGCTCGTTGTGCCGCCGAATCTGACGTTCGATCTTGCCTGCTCGCTAGACGCTACGTGGCAGCTCGTTGCACTCGCCCCGGCCGTCAATACGGCAGACCGGTCCTCGTGGGAAGCACTAGACATTCTGGTCGATGGCGTCTCGTCCGTCGTTGATCTATCCCGGGCCGACCTTGTCAGCTACATCATTAACGGCCGGACATATCCGGCCTACATCCTGACCCTTAACGAAGGGATCTAGTAATGGCAGTAATTGAGTCCAAGCTCAAGACCGGCAAGCTGCTCTTGGGCACTGCACCAGGTGTTGAGTACGCCTGCCAACAGACGAATGTCCGCATCGTGCCGGAGCACAACGAGGACGGCGATACCCAAGAGACGCTTTGTGGTGATGTCCTGACCCCCGTCACGACTACGACATGGTCGCTGCAAGGGACCGCGATTCAGGATTGGGACGCTCCGAGCACTGACGATTCATTCGTCAAATACTCGTGGGAGAACAACGGGACGACTGTTGATTTCAGCTGGCAGCCTAACGCCGGTGCGACGACTATTACCGGGCAGGTGACCGTTCGGGCTCTAGAGCTTGGCGGTGACGTTAATACCCGGATCACGAGCGATTTCGAATGGCCGATCGCCGGTGAGCCAACGGTGGTCTGGCCGACAGTCATGGCCGAAGAGCAGACGAGCACAAAGACGACGAAGACGGCAGCGTGATTGCCGTTGAGATCGTTGGTGCTAGGGAGCTAGCCCGGGCGCTGGACGAGGCTGTCCGGGGCATTCCGGATCTTGCCCCGGCAACGGTGGGTGACACGATCCTCGCTGCCGCTCGTCAGCGGGTTCCGGTGCGGAGCGGCACTCTCCGGGCCTCCGGCAGCGCACGAGGGATGGATGTTCGCTATTCGGCTCCATATGCGGCACCGGTTCATTGGGGCACTCGCAGTATGGAGCCGAATCCTTGGCTCACGATCGCTGCCGATCGCTCGGAGGATGTTTGGGTCAGTGCGTATGCCGAAGCGTTGCAAGGTGAACTGAATAGGAAGATCTGACCGTGAGCACCTTTAGGAAGCACTTCCGAGTCGTTTGGGACAATCGGGAACCCATTGATGTCGTGACCAATGCTCGTGACCTAGCGGACGCTCACGAGTACATGGGCAATGCGGCTCTCGCTAGCTATGCGATGGTTCACGCTGCCCTGAAGCGCTACGGACACAACGTCCCCTCGCTGGACGAGTTTATCGACTCGCTAGACGAGCTGAAGGCCGAAGACGCTGAGCCCGACGAGCTAAACCCTACCGAAGAGATGGCGTCTACTATAGAGCCATCGCCATCGCTGTCCTGACCGGTACGGGCTATGAGCAATGGCTTGAGCCACGAGCGCTCGTCACTGCCGAAGCCATCCTGATAGAAGCCGCCGAACGTGCCAAGACAAGCCGCAACCGTTGAGCTAAACGTCAAGGCCGAATCCGCTGATGCCCTGAGGGATGTCAGCAAGGTCCAGGACTCGCTCCGAGAGCTAGAGCAAGCTGCCCAGGCGGTAGGCAAAGGTGCTGCCGGGATCGATGAGCTGACGAGCGCTACGAAACAGTTCCAAGACGCTTCGGCATCGGCCCAAGGCGAGGCCAAGGGGCTCAGTGAAGGCGTCAAGGCCGGGCTCGCCGGAGGAGCGGTAGCCGGAGCTGTCTCGGCGCTCGCAGACGTAGTGGTGGCAGGCTTCGCTCGGATGGGCGAGGAAGCGTCAGCGGCCTTCCAACGAGCACTGGACTTCCAAGCCGGTCAGTCCAAGCTCAAGGCGCAGATGGGGCTTACCGCTGAGCAATCGGCGCAGATGGGAAAGCTTGCTGGTGACCTCTATAGCCAGAACTATGGGGAGTCCCTTGATCAGGTCAATGATGCGCTCCGGCTTGTCTCGCTCAACGTAGGACTTAACGCTGATAGCCAGGCGGCAGAGCTGCAAAGCATTACCGGCGAGGTACTCAACCTCAGCACGACATTCGAGCAGGACCTTGGCCCGACGACGGCTGCCGTTGGTCAGTTGATGCGCACCGGGCTTGCTGCCAATGCACAAGACGCAATGGACATCTTGACAAGAGGCTTCCAGGTCGGAGACGACAAGGCCGAAGATCTGCTAGATACGGTCAACGAGTACTCAACAACGTTTCGGGAAGTAGGGCTTTCCGGCGAGCAGATGATGGGCCTTATCAGTCAAGGGCTCAAGGCTGGCGCCCGGGACGCTGACAAGGTGGCTGACGCTATCAAGGAATTCGGACTCCGTTCCAAGGATGCGAGCGCTCTGAGCAAGCAGGCCTTTAAGGACCTTGGGTTTGATGCTGATGCGATGACGAAGCGGTTTGCTGAAGGTGGTCAGGGTGCTGTCGAAGGCTTGGATATGGTCCTTGACTCGCTCCGCAAGATGGAAGATCCCGTTCAGCGGAACACGGACGCCGTAGCGTTGTTCGGCACCCAAGCCGAAGACTTGGGCGATGCGCTCTTTGCTCTCGATCCCACATCGGCCGTTGACGCTCTTGGACAGGTTGGCGGTGCCGCAAAGAATATGGGCGATGATCTGAGCGATAATGCGTCGGCTCGTCTGGAGACGTTCAAACGCACACTTGAGACGACAGTTACGACGTTCATTGCGGACAAGGTGATCCCCATATTTGAGCGTCTACTAGATGTTGGGCAGAGGGTGTTTAGCAAGCTCTCGGAGGCTTGGGACGCCTTCACGGCAGGCTTCAAGGGTGAGGAAGGCAAGCCGACAGACAACGCTGCCCTGAAGACCTTTCACGACCTGGGCGAGACTGCGAGGCAGCTCGCCGATGAGTGGCTTCCGAAACTCGAAACCGCATTCAATAAGGTCAAGGATGCACTAGGGAATGTCACTACGGCACTGACAGAGAACCAGGATCTATGGGAACTGTTCAAGGTCATTGCGGTACTGGGGCTGGTCATTGCGCTGCTCACATTGGCGGCGATTCTGCTTGGACTCTTGTACCCGCTTGCCCTGGTTGCGACTGCCATACTCTGGCTCGCTACTCCGATCTTTGTCGTTCTTGGAGGGCTTCGGCTGCTTGGGCTTAGTTGGGAGCAGATCTGGGGACTGATGGGCACTATCACCCGGGCAACAGTCGATTGGATCACGACGTCAATCTTCGACCTTAAGCGGATCTTTGAAGGCTTCTTCAATGCGACCGTTGGCTTTGCGCTCGGAGATTGGGACCGGTTCTGGAAGGGCGTGAAAGACATAGCAGGTGGCGCCATCGATTTCGTCGTGCACAAGATTGAAGTCCTCAAGAACATGATTGATGATCTGATGGGGCTCATCAATAAGGTCAAAGGTGAAGGTGGCGCCATCGGGGGGATCGTCGGAGGTGGCGGGATCGGTGGTAGCCATATGGTTGCCGGGACGAGCATTATGGCGACATCGGTTCCATCGACGCTCGCTACTGGCGGCACGACAGTCGTTAACGTGAACGTGACCCATACCGGGCTAGGTGCTGACTCGCCTCGTCTTCAGCGGGACATCGTGAACGCAATCCGGCTCTACGAGCGACGCAATGGCACTCGCTGAGCCGACGGCTCCCCCTTGGCCCGGTACGCCTGGTGGCGCCTACTCGCCGCATTGGGGCGAGAACATCAGGCTCTACGTCTGGTGCGCTATCTACGCCGGAACGATCATGAAATGGGGCAGCGTCAGTGGCACGATTGATACGCTTGACAACGGGAACGTCTTCGGTCCAGTGATCACGGTAGGGCCTCCGGTTCCGGCCGGGCAGCTTTGGGTCGACGTGACTTGTGATGTCCTAGAGCTGGAAACCAACATCGGCACGAGCGAGCATGATGTGGTCGTCAAGACGAGCGCTGAGAGCCCGTCATGCTCCTTCACATTGCGGGACCCCACCCGCAAATACGATCCGACGAACCCTGATAGCCCGTACCAGTTCGGTGGTCGTACCCGCCTAGGTCCCGGGACCGGTATAAAGGTGTTTGCGGAGACGCTGACCGGTGCGTCAACGATTACACGGTTCTCGCTCCATACCGGAACCGTTGACTCGTGGGGCGAGGACTGGACCCCCCATCCAACGGAGCGGCAAGCAAAGGTCGTTGCCTCTGGAGCACAGAAGCAGCTCGTCCGGCTGAGCCGTCCCGCTTCGGCAGTCGTGGGTGTCGGTGAGTTTGTCGATACACGTCTGAATCGCATTCTGAGCTTCGTCGGCTCAACGATCACGAAGCGCTTTGATGTGTCCTATGTGCGGGAAGCAGGCACGACACTAGACGGGAACGCTTGGGACCTTCTGACCGCTTGTGCGGCCGACGAGATTGGTTACCTTGCGTTCGATGCGGACAACATTCTTCAGTTCTTTGCCCGGGACACACTGAAGCTCCGGCCCACGATCAAGGCAACCGTCGGCTGCCCGGGTGGCCTTGACGTTCTGACCGATGCGACCACTACGTCAATGGACACAAACATGGTCAACTCCGTCACGGGCTCACGACCTAGTGGGCCGGTCCAATTCGCTAAGTCACAGACGAGTATCGACCAGTATGGCGAATATGGTTTGCGACGCACTGATCTAGGTGTCTTCGGCAACGGGACCGACGAAACGGACGTAACCAATTGGGTCAACTACATGCTGAGCCTCGCCGCATTCCCTCGCCCACGACTTGAAGACGTGACCCTTGTACCGGCGTTCCTGCCCACCTCGTGGCCAACGCTGCTAGGGATCAAGCTCGCTGATGGCGTCAAGGTCGTTTGGACCCCTCCGGGCACGACATCGGCCTACGACATCAGGGCTCGTGTTTTCGGCATTGCTCACACTATTTCGTTCGGCTCGTGGGAGATGAAATGGTCCGTTGCCTATGCGGACATCTATAGCCGGATATTCCATTGGGGACCTGACGTCCTTGACCGGCTCAACGCCGGAAACGTCTACGTATAGAAGGGAGGTAGCCCGATGGCATATAAGACTTTCGTAGCAGGCGAGGAAGCACTAGCAACAGACGTCAATAGCTACCTGATGAGCCAGAGCGTCAGTCGCTTCGCTACGGCAGCGGCAAGGACCTCCGGCTTGACGGCTCCGGTGCTGAATCAACTGTCGATGCTCGACACTGCCCCAGGGGTCGTCCAGTACTGGACGGGTTCTGCCTGGGTGGACCTGGTCAATAGCAATTGGCAGGCTTATACATCAACGTGGTCGGCTCCGGGTGGAGGGATCGCTGTCGGGAACGGATCATTGGTCGCAAGGTACGCACTCTTCGGCAAGACCTGCTTCTTTCGCATCTTCCTGACGTTCGGTAGTACGACCAACGGGAGCAATGGTGCGTACACGTTTACGGTGCCGTTTGCGGGACAGTCTTCGGCAAACCAATGGGTCCTTGCAGCCTATTACATATCCGGTGGCGTTGTGATGACGGGAGCCGCCATCATTCCCGCTGGCACGGCGAACCTTCTTCCTTTCTGCATGGCCAATGCTAACGATTGTCGGCAATACCAAACACGTAATGCTGATGCAACTAACAACGCCGGAACGGGCATCCCAACGATCCCGGGTGGGTTTCCGTTCGTAAACGGAAGCTATATGTCCTTCAGCGGATGTTACGAGACCGCCTAAGGAGCAAGGCACATGACCCAAACATTCCCGGCAACCGTTGACTATTCGTACGGCCGTCCCTCGCCCCAATCGATTGCCGATGCTGGTTACGACGGAGCAATGCGCTATCTCGGCCACGACGGCCGATGCATCAACCGGTCCGAAGCGGAGCACCTGCTTGATTACGGGCTAGGCATCGGCCTGATTATGGAGACGAGCGCTAGCGCAGCCCTTGGCGGGTGGGGCACCGGAGTAGATCACGGCAACAAGGCCAACAATTGGGCCGACGAGCTAGACGCTCCGGATGTGCCCATCTTCTATGCCGTTGACTTTCAGCCGACGAGCAATGAACTGTACGGGCCGATCGCTGACTACTTCAGGGGTGCAATGTCCGTTGGCGGACGAGCCGTCCGGGCATATGGGTGCGCTGCCGTCATGCAAGCGCTCTGTGGGGATCTAGGGCTCTTCCCGGACTCGTGGCAGTGCGCTGCTTGGAGCTACCCGGGAACGGCTCCGGGCTCTCCGATCCATGACGGAGGTTGGGACCTTGTACTCAGCCCCTATGCATCGATGCTCCAATGTATCGGCTACGTCTTGGGCGATACCTCTGACCACAACAACCTGACAACCGCTGACCTCTCGTTTATGTGGGGATGTGAAGCCCCGGAACCCGAAGACAAGGACGAAGATATGCATTCTATCTATCACAGCAAGGTCGGCTCCGAAGCGGTAAGCCGATGGGGCATCAACAATGAGTTTCGGCAAGCGTTCTGGGTCGTCAACGCTCAGACGGTTACCTACCTCGGCGCTACGGACCTCTTGGAGCCACGACAGATGGCAGCCAAGAATTGGCTTGCACTGGGCGGTAAGTCTGCCCAGGAATACATTGACGTCCCGGATGAATGGCTCGCTATGGCTGCACTCGTTGGGGAGAACACCTGATGCTTGAGTTGTCTGCGCTTCGGATGGCGCTCGGAGAGTGGATCGGCGCTGAGACCGAAGCCGACGAGGATGCAGCCCGGCAGCGAGTGATGAGCCTCGTTAACCCCCGCCTGCTCGTCATCATGTTCGCTCGCCTAGACGAGATTGAGGCACGACTGCACGATGATTGAGCCCCCGCACGATGCCCGATGGCGTGACGATCACAACGTTGAGCTGTCGGAATGGGACTGGCGCTCAATCATCGAACGTGAACGCAAGGCACTTGCCCGGATCGCTCGGTGCGCTCGTTGCCCTGAATGTGGGCATCCGATGGCACTCGGCCAACAGACTGCGCACCGGTGCTGCATCGACTAGGGTGCGGGCTCTGACGGGGCTGCCCCCTCCGGCTGATCCTCGTGCACCGGGAATGAGCGGCCGGAGGGATCAGCCCCCTACAAGCCTCGTAGCCGGCCTCGGAGCCGTTGGGATGGGTGCGGATAGCCGAGAGCCCCCCGAAGCGCTCAGAACGGCTTCTAGGGGGCTCTCAGACGAAATCGGAGAATCTGGGGATGGATTGGGTCAAGCCGGATGACGCCAAGCGGTTGCTCTTGGACTACGAGGGACCATTGCCCACCGGAGCCATCGACAAGGCACTTGCGCTCGTGGGCAGGCACCCGCCGATGGCTCCGAGCCAATGGCGATCAGTCGCTCGGGTTCTCGGGCTCGTAGTACCGGACCGGCACGATGCGGTCCTCAGACCACCCAGAGCCGTAGAGCACTAGCACTCCCTCCGGGAACACTGCCTTGAGGACCGCTTGCAGCTCCGGCACGTCATCGGCCTTGACGGCTGCATCCCATCGGGCGAGCAGCTCGTCATTCGGCTGTGCTGTCGGAGCCGGATGCTCTCGGAGCCACTTGTTGCGCTCTCGGTTGAGCCGTGACGCTTCCACAACGAGCGGAGCGTCAACGTCCTGCCATGCAAGCCAGTCGATGCGTCCCGCATCCTTCTCAGCGAGCCAATGTGCCTTGCGGGTAAGTACCTCGTCCAGCGTCGGCTGATTCGGCCAAGGCTCCGGCACGTAGACATCAGGTCCGGGCTTGAGCAGCTCTGCCCGGACGAGCACGTCAAGGTAGGCATTAGTCATCAACATGCTGATGTTGTTTCGCCCACAATGCCCGGGCTGTCCGCTAGAGCACCGGTAGCTATCTGACCCCTGCTCGCTCGCACTGCCCACCAAGCCCTTGCCGCACTCGCACAGAAGCGAGCCCGATCCGGGATACCGACGACGACTACCCGGCCGGAGACGACGGTTCTGGTAGATGGCCCGAATCTCTAGCCAACGAGGCAAGTCGATGATGGCGTCTTGGGTGCCCTTGATCGGCTCTCCCTCGTCGTCAAGAGCGCATCCGTAGAAGATTGGGTGCGTCTCTTGCTTACGGTCAACCCGAAGCCCGGCAACTCGTGGGGAGGTGAGCACTCCCCGGATCGTGCCTAGCGTGATCGGTCCACCTCGTGGGCCGACGTAGCCGGCCTTGTTGAGCCGCTCAACCAATGGCCAGAGATGCTTCCCGGCTTCCACGAGGTTGGCGCACTCAAGGATGAGTGCTTTCTGCTTGGGGATCACGTCACCGGTAGACGTGTAGCCCATACCGCTGGAGCCTGCTACGGCTCCTCGGCGTCGGCGCTGAGAATGCCAACGGGTAATGCGTCGCTTGGTTGCCTTGGACTCTCCGGCAGCTATGTGCACAAGCCGACGAGCCTCGTCCCGGCCGTCCGCTGTCCGCAAGTCGACTAGCGGGTTATCGCAGTACCAGTAGAATTGATTCCGCTTGCCGTCACGAAGCTCGTAGAGCCGAATCAGCATCTCCAAGTCGTACTGCTGACGAGTGAGCCTATCGATATCGTAGACGACGATTCCCTTGATGACTCCATTCTTCAGGTCGTCAACCATCCGATCGTAGGCGGGACGCTCAACGTTGAGCTTAGAGCCTGAATGGTTTGGATCTAAGTACACTCGTGCGACGTAGGCTCCGTCCGGCCGGATGTCAGCAGACATGTCCTGCCGGTCTTCGGCTAGCGCTTGGTCCGCTGCCTTCTGCTTCGCATCACTGAGCCTGACGTATTGACCCGTTGGGACGCCGTCTTGGGGCTCGTACTCGATTAGTTTAGATTCATGCTTGCGAGCCCTACCGGTGGTGGCAGGTAGGATCGTCTCGTTGACCGGCTGCCGCCGATCGTCTGGTCTGGACACTGCAACCCCTTGGCTAGGTGGGATGGGACTACGTACCTAGCATCGGAGTGCTGTCTGTTGGAGTCAAGTGGCAGCACTCAACTCCGATAGACAGTTCCTAGCGGGGCAGGTCAAGCCTAGTGCCCATACAAGCGCCCATCAGGCTTGTGGCTACGTGAAGCCCAGAACTACGCACTCGTCCTCGTCCTCGTTGAATTCAACGGTGGTCAGCTCCCGGTCGTCCTGGTCGTAGACGGCAAGTCCGCTGCCGTGCCGCTGGGCGAGGACTTGCAGCTCTAGGATTAGTTCTCGCAGAGTAAGTGCCATCAGTCGTTTCCTGTCAGTTTGGGTTCTGGTACTTAGCGCTCAGCACTGCTCCGAGAGCATCTCGGATCGTTAGCCAACAAGCGGTTAGCGCTTCCTCGTAGCACGGGTACGTTTCCTTGGAGCTGAGATGCTCGTCGTTGGGCAGAACGACGTGAACGAACCAACGGTCCTCAGCTTCCCGGGCAACGTAGAACGAATACCCGCTGAAGTAGGTAACGAGCGTTAGCGGATCATCCATTACCACCGGCCTCGTCGGTTCACCCGGGTACCGTCCCGTCGTCTGCGCTCAGCGTCAATCCGACGAGCCTTCTTCACCCAAGGTTCCCGGATGCCATCTGCGACGCCACCGGCTTCGTCTATCTCTTCGGCTAACTCAAGTGCGAGAGCTTCCAGTAGCCCAGTGACGCTAACGCCATTGTCGGCACTAAATACTTCTAGAGCAGTCTTGCCCTGCTCGCTGAGGTAGGCGTGAACGGCAAAGGATTCAGCAGCCATCAGTCTTCCGATCTTCCGGGGCGAACCTATCTATCTCTTGGACCATCCGTCGGATTACGGCATCTACCCATCCCATAGCGATTAGCTCGCCCTTGGACTTGCCAAGGTGGTAGACGAGGAAATAGCCGGTTACGTTCATGACAAGCAGCACCACTAGGTCAGCGTTAGTCATGCTCGATCCTCCGGATAAACTCCACCCGGTAGGTGATGCGGCCTAGTCCCTCGTGGGCTTCTGCCTGATAGCCATTGACGTAGGCGTAATGCCGATGGGCGAGTGAGCCGGTGCGGCGATTCAGTGTGTCGTGCCGCTCAGTGCCGCACACCCGGCAGGACAAGACGAGCCGGATGAATGCAGCGTTCTGGCTCTCGGCTCGTCCTACTGCCCAGTTGTGCCCGAAGGTTCGGCAATGCAAATAGCCGTCGGAGTATCCGTCCGGGACCTTGGGCTTAGGCATGTGACGGACCTTCCAAGGTGTCGGCAGCAGAGTGCAAGCGCTTGGCTTCCTGTTCCAGCGCATCGGCCGTTGCCCGGAGCTGAAGGACCTGCCGGTCGTTCTCACCCGCTTTGCGTCTAAGCATCGACACAATTTGAGCGGTAGGGCCGGAGAGTTTCGTTGGCTTGGATTCCCGGTGTTCTGCGTCCGGAACGTCGTAGTTGGCTCGGACGAATTGGTAGACGGCATGACGAGCCGAACCGGATGATGCGTAGTCCGTCTGGTTAAAGACGATCTTGGATTCGTCTTCTACTATCGCCCGGAAGCGGTCACCATCGGGCTCTATCGTCACGTTCAAGCCAAGGGTTGTGGCGAGGCTAGGTCTGCCCATCAGCTCTGTGCCCTTTCTGAAGGGGGTCCAATGCTACTCCGTGTTCCTGGACCGTAGCATGACAGTGCTCATCAGTCATGGAAGATCTGGAAAATATCTGATCTAGCACATAGAGTGACGCTGAGACGAACCTTCGGTAAATATCGTGCAACGAACGTCCGGGATTGGTAGACGCTCAGTGCGATGATGGTTGGCGCACATCAGTTGACGTGCCATTACGTCTCGTGTATGGATGGTGGGCGCATCCGTCCTATCCCCAACGGACGGAGCTTTGGCAGACGTAGCTCCGGGCGCGACGAAGCCCCGGAGCAAGCGTCTAGGGCACTGACGCCTATTAGTTAACGGGACCTAGCCTTCCCGCTAACTGACGACGTCCCTATTGCTCTTCCCGGGGCTCCGTCACCCTAGCCAAAGGACTTGATTAATGCCTAGCCATAGGCCGTACGCCAACGACCCAACGGCTCCCCCATCAGTGACCCAAGTTCTGGGCACTCTCGACAAGCCGGGCTTGCCCTGGGGTGCAGCGAGGGAGACGGCTCGCTTTGCCGTGCACCATACCTCCCAATGGGTAGACCTGCCATCTGATCAAGCGTCATCGATTCTAGCCCGTCACCATCGGGGGGTTTGGGATCACCGCGCACTCTTGGGCTCAGCGCTGCACGAGATTAACGCATTGTGGTGCTCCGGGCACTCAGTGCGCATCGGGGCAGTCATCGATGGAATCCGCAATAGATCACGTCTCTGGCAGCAAATGGATCGGAGTGCGATCTATGCAGAGATAGAGCCAATGGCCAACGGCCTAACGCAATTCTGGCGTGACATCAGGCCGGAAACGCTGTCGTGGGAGCAGGTCGTCCGGTATCGGCCCGGGAATCCGGACGTTGACTACATCGGCACATTGGATTGGCGTGCCGTGATCAAGGGTCGTCCCATCATTCTGGACCTGAAGACGACGGGCTCTGCTCACGGCAAGGGCAAGTACTTTGACCAATGGCGCTTGCAGCTCGCTGCCTACCGGTACGCCAACGAGGCCGTTTGCTATGACGATGCCGACAGGGAGGTCAGTACGGCCGTCCTGCCGGATGTGGATGGGGCAGCGATCGTGCATCTCTACAAGGACGGGCTCTGCGAGCTTCAGCCCGTGCAGGCCGGCCCACGTGAGCACGAGGTTTTCCTGGCGCTCCGACGAGTCTTCGGGTGGCGCTCCGACGAGGGAACCGTCAGCGGGGCCGGAGAGCTGTCTGCCTACAGGGCGGTCCCGTTATGAGCGCAACCGTCATGTCAGCAACCGAACTTGGCAAGCAGCTCGGAGTGTCCTCTCAAACGGTCTACCGATCGGTGGAACGTGGAGACATCAGGGCAATCCGCATCGGACGACGCATCCTCATCCCTAAGGCCGAAGCGGAGCGGCTGCTAGCGAGCAGTAACGGCCGACCGGCCGACGAGACAGATCAGCTCGTGCAAACCGTCGTAGGGCTAGTGCTCGAATGGTCAAAGCTTGCCATTGAGATCCGGGAGCTTACTAAGCGCTTGACTGAACTCTTGGGGGAGCTGCAATGATCACCTGGACTTACCGGAATTGGGTCGATCTAGCCAAGGGCGATCTTGACCGTTGGATGCGCGACAAGATGGCCGACGGGGAGCGAGATACGTTTGAGCAGCGATGCGGTGAACATCTTGAGCTTGTGCTCACCGGGTTCTGGTTCGCTGCCAAGGGCGCCGGAGTGCTTTCTGACGAGGGGCCACAATGAGCCTCGTTCCTGCCTCATCAGTCCGGGAGTCAATGGACCTGATCAAGCGGACCATTGCCAAGGGAGCGACCGATCTAGAGCTTGAGCTATTCGTTCGGCAGTGCGAGCGGACTGGGCTTGATCCGTTTGCCCGTCAGATATATGCGATCAAGCGATGGGATGCGAGCGTCGGCGCTGAGGTGATGCAGACACAAGTATCAATCGATGGGCTTCGCACCCTTGCCGCTGATACCAACGAGATGGGCGGTCAAGATGGACCGTTCTGGTGCGGCCTAGACGGCTACTGGCTGGACGTCTGGCTTGAGCCGGAGCCGCCGAAAGCTGCCCGGGTAATCGTCATCAGGTCTGCGAACGGGACCCAAGCTCGATTCACGGGAACGGCTCTGTGGTCCTCATATGCGCAGACGAAACGTGATGGCTCGCTGAATCGGATGTGGGCTCAGATGGGAGCAGAGATGCTCGCAAAGTGTGCGGAAGCATTGGCTCTGCGCAAGGCCTTCCCTCAGCGACTTAGTGGTCTGTATACGAGTGACGAAATGGGTCAAGCAGACGGACATGCCCCCGTCCGGGTTGAACCGCCGGAGAGGCCGCTAGAACCCCCGGAGAAGCCCGCCGACCCCCTTCCGGCAGTGCTCGCCCATCCGACCGATCCGGAGCCGTCAGAGGCGAATCTAGGCGGCAATCCGGGGACGCTCGGAGCCGAATCGAGTGAGCGGGTCCAGAATCGGATGCGGCAGCGGGTCAGCGAGGAAATGGGCCGATTGACAGCAGCTCAACGGTCATCGGCTCTCGCATTAGGGGACGCTAAGCATCTCCGCTTACCAGACGAGCAATCGTTTACGTCTGAGGATGCCAACGGGTGGCTCATCATCTTTGCAAAGGTCAGATCTGATGCCAGCTAATGAGCGTCGCAAAGGGCATGATGCTGAGCGAGCCGTAGCCCGGTATCTCAAGGATCACGGCTACCCGCTTGCGATCACGACTCGTCAAGCCAATGCCCATGACGGGATCGCACTCGCTGAGGACGTGATTGGCGTACCCGGCGTCAGCATCGAAGTCAAGAACCGTCGGGCATTGGCCATCGGTCCAGCGCTCAGACAAGCAGCGATCCAAGGTGGGCCGGACAAGGTGGCGCTCGTCGTCGTCAAGCCGGTGGGGATCGGGCTTGAGTCTGTGGGCGATTGGTGGGCGATCAGCTATATGCGCCACATGATCGGTCTACTGCCGGAGGAGGGAGCGCTATGAACGATCAGCCCTTGCCTGCCAAGGTCAAGCTCCTAACCGATGTCGAGTGCGGCAAGTGCGGTTGCGTCTGTCTGTATGGGACGCCACCTCCGACGGTTGCCGTCTGCGATTGCGACTGTCACGACACAGCTCGTGCTTGGTGGGGTATCAAGCCTTGGCGCAAATAGACAGAGACCAACTACTCAACGAGTACCGACGGCTTAAACGTCTGATGCTCCAAACGGGACTAGAGCCCGTCATCATGAATGAGCGATTGCTAGACGGCTTTTCGGATATCGAGCTGGCAGCGCTCGTCAAGGATTGCTCGCTCAGGCTAATGGCCATACATCGGATGGAATCGTGATAGTGCGGATCACTGAAGCCAACCTGATATCCACAGGCTCCTCGTGCGGGCGCGCGCGATTATTGAATAAATACTCTTAAACCTTTGTTTACAACCCCTAATGATATATAACTAAAAACACAAACAGTTGAGTTGTTCAAACAGTCTGTTTACCCAAGTAAACGGGGTGTTATCTTTAAGGGTTTGCGCGCGAGGAATGGACAACGTAAAGCCCATCAGGGCTATCAGACGGATGCTAATTGAGCGGGTTAGCTACGAGCAGGCATTGAGTGAGCAAATGGGAAACCATCAGGGCAGTGACGATCCGTTCTACAGCAGCGGTACTTGGTTCCGGCTACGTCTCGGCATCCTTCAGCGAGACGAGTACAAGTGTCAGATCAGGGGCACTGTCTGTGCAGGACGAGCCGACAGGGTAGATCACATCGTCCCAAGGTCTAAGGGTGGCAGTGATCATCCGACGAATCTTCAGGCTTCGTGCAAGCCGTGCAATACACAGAAGAAGGATCGGGTACTCAGCCCGGTTCAAACGGTCAAGTGGTAAAGGACAGGACAATGACGATCCTTTGGGAAGACCCACCTAAAGCTCCGAACGGCCGTCATAGCGGTCCAAGGGAGCGCAGTCCTCTTCGGCAGGAAGTCGATCAGATGGCAGAGCAGCTTGCCGCCTACCCCGGCCGCTGGGCGCGTCTTTGGATCTTCGAAGACAGGGACGAAGCGGACAAGCGAGCAGCCTTCGTCCGATCGGCTTTCGGTCGTGGGTGGAACGTTGCGGTCCGGGAAACCGAAGACGGATGGGTGCTCTTCGCCCGGCTCAAGCCAGAGCTGGACGAGGACGCCGAGACGGAGCGAGAGCCGACCTTTCAGTGACGATCAGCGTTTCCCCCTTTCGTTAGCGGGTCGTCACTGAGTGTGTGGCAGGTGCTGATGGTTCCCGGGCAGGGGATTGGGCCTCGGAGGCTGTCCAGTCGTCTGCTTAAAGCCCGGTGGCTAGGTCCTAATGGGTTCGTGCGTGCTCTGCGGGACCTAGCCACCATCACGAGTTAGCACAAGAATATGGATTGGCAAAGACCTTCACCACATGCTCGTCCCACCCCTCAGCTAGATAGAGCTGAAACGGCCCACCGGAAGCCGTCCGTGGACCAATGGCTAACCGACAAGGACCCCCAATGGTCGTGGGCCGGGGCAGGCAGGTCAGGTGGGGTAATTACGCTAACAAATGAAGCTAACGACCAATCCGGAATTCATGCTAACATCGAGGAACATAGCGATTTTTATATTTCGAAATCGGGCCGCATAGG